CTTGCGGTCGATGTAGTAAACCTCCTTTGGCAGCTGCGCGTTTGCTCCAGAGTCAGGGTTGCCGTAGGGATTGACGCCATCTTCCCAGTTATCGCTATCAAGAAAACGGCTAAGGGTGCGAATCCTTGTCACCCGTGCGCCAGACAAATCATTGCCTGGGGTGATTTGGTTGATGCCCAGCAGCAATGCTGTCATCTGGCTCTGCAGGTTGGCAAAGCGAATCGACGGCCTGGGCAAAGTGCCATCACCGCTGAACTCAAACCCTGATGCCTCTACAGGCAAGGGGATATAGGGCGTGCCGCCGTACTTGATAGAAAAGGCGTCAAGGATGTCGTCTGTATTGCTTGGCACGGTCGTCTTACGATTCCGGCCTGCGTGGAAGTAATACTCCTCATCAGAGCCGTGCAGATCTTGAAACAGCTTCAGCTCAAACAGCTCAATGATTGCAAAAGGGCCGGAGTTGAGAAGCTCAACAAAAGCAGTGCTCATGGCTCAATAACTTCTTGAAACGTCGCTGTAATCGTTGCCCTATTCAAATACGGTATGGATTTTGACCAGTCTTGGCAAATCCACTTGTAAGTCTCCGAATCATCCGGTGGTGACCAGTCAAAGTGCTCCGCT